ATTAACGAAAACGATTTATACAATGGATAAGATTAAAAAAGTTATGACTTCGCCTTTAGTTGGATCAGCTATGGCTGGTTTAGCTGGTGGATTACTATTGATGGAGAAATTAGATATGTATGGTGGTATTGCAATTGGTATCGCTATAATGATGTTTATGAAAGCTGCAAGAGGTAAGTAATGCCACGAGAAAAGAAACAAAGAAAGAAGTTTAAAGAAACTAAAGTGGGGGTTTTCTTGAAAGAGAAAGCTCCCAAAATCTTGGATGGTATTGGAGATATATTACCTGATAGTGGGGTATATGGCGTTGTAAAAAACTTAATTACCACAGATAAAGAAATGACTCCGGCTGATAAAGAAACAGCTATGAAACTTTTAGATATGGATCTTGCTGAAATGCAAAGTGTATCTGAAAGATGGGAGTATGACATGAAATCTGATTCGTGGTTATCAAAAAACACTAGACCGTTAGCATTAATCTATTTAACAGTATGTATGACCTTATACATTGTTTTAGATTCTATGCAAATGGTTTTTGATATGAAAGAAGCTTGGATAGATCTTTTACAAACATTGTTAGTTACAGTATATGTAGCTTACTTTGGTTCTAGAGGAGCTGAAAAAGTATTTATAAATAAAGATAAAAAATAATAAAATGAGAGGTACTCAAATTAAACAAGCTGATGAAGTTAGGGTTTTTGCTCATGACGCTAAGCCTGTTATTATTGGAGCTGTTAATAACTTTAAAATAACAGTTGATGGATTTGGTTATGTTTCGGGAGATGTAGGATCCACGTTAACAGCAACAACAGGAACTCCAGCTTTAACCGCTACAATAGATGCTGTAACCAGCGGTAGTGTATCAGCGATAACAATAACAAATCCTGGTGGTGCTTATAGTGTTGGAGATATTATTTCTTTTACTGGTGGAACTGGAGCTTCATTTAGAATAACAGTTACAAGTATAGATATACCTGACACGGAAAATAGAGGTGTTTGCTTATACGTAGGTGATATATCTGGTGGGTCTGACGTTGAAGTTGTCATGGAAAGTGGTAACACAGCAATGTTTAAAGGTGTTACTGCGGGATCTTTTTTACCTGTACTTGTCACTAGCGTGACTAGCAACACTACTGCTACAGAAATTTTAGCATTATATTAAGACATGCTTACTAGTATAGGAAGTACAATACCTAGAATTGCTAATCTACCAGGTCCTTCTAGACCAGGTGGAGGAGGTGGTGGTCCATCTTTTTCAGGCATAATTACTAAATGGACTGTTTCAGCAGGTGAAACTATTACTTTATTAGGACATTTTAACGCAGACTATTTATATGATGTTGATTGGGGTGATAGTAGTACAGATACGGGAGTAACAATAACAAATAAAACTCACACTTATACAGACGCAGGAACTTACACGGTAAAAATATCAGGACAATTTGCAGGATTTAGATTTGGTAATTCAAGTGCTTCAAATAAATTAGCGATAACAGAGTTTGTTCAATGGGGTACTGATACTGTTATTCAAGCCCTTTATAATGCTTTTAGTGGATGTAGCAATATGGTTTATTCTGCTACTGACAATCCAACAATAACTTTAAAAGCAGGTGTAACAAATTATACAAGATTAGACACTATGTTTTTTAGTTGTAGTTCAATAACTAACTTAAATTTAAGTGGGTGGAATTGGACTAATCCTGAGGTAGTTGCTGCATCTCCGAGTATGTTTTATTTATGTTCTAATTTAGAAACTTTAAATTTAACGGGGTGGAATTTTCCAAACTCAGTATCTTTTGCGAATATTTTAAGATTTGTTGGAGATAATACAACCAACGGTTGTGCTTTTGAATGGGACAATTTAACGGTAGGTGCAGCACAATTTGGTTATGCTTTTAACAGAGCTAAATTAAGTTCTTTTTCAATGGAGAATTTAACATTTAATTCTTCGGGAGTAACTTTTGTATTATCTTTTTATCAAGCAAATTTTTTATTTAGCACTTTAGATTTAAGTTCATGGGTAAATACTTCTAATATAACAAGTATGTCTTATATGTTTAGGAGTTTAAATTATTTAGGTTTAAACACTATTGATTTAAATGTTACGGGATGGGACACAAGCAATGCTACAACTATGTTTGGTTGGCTTTATGACGCAAGATATATAACTGAGGTTATTGGATTAAATGATTTAAGGGGTGACAGTTTAACGGGTAATGGTTTCCAAAGTGCTATTTATAATTGCACAAGATTAACATTTAACAATAATAATTTCCATCCTGATTTCGGTGCTAATTGGAGTATTGACACAATGAATAGTAGCTTTAGGGGTATTGCTTCACAATTAAGTGGAGTTGCAAGTGATATGCCTGACATGACTAATTGGAATACAAGTATTGTTACTAATTTTAACAGTTTATTTAGGGATGGAGATTTAGACGCAACAAACTATACAATGTTTGATATGTCAAGTGCTATCGATATTAATCAAATGTTTTTTAACGCAGATGGAATTGTTAATTTAGATATGAGCCAAAGTAACCTATCAAATTCTTGTACAGGTGCTTTTAATTTTGCAAGAAATAGCGATATGCAAACAGCAGATTTTAGCAATTGCGACTTTTCAGGAATGACAACTATTGGTTACATGTTTTATCAAGCACCAATAAACAGTTTAACATTTGATAATACAGTTAGTTTTGCATCGTTAAATAATGCAGTTAATTTCTTACAGAACAATGTAGGTGCAATGACAACTGCTGAATATGATAATTTCTTAGTTAGATTAGATACTACGGGGTTATCGGGTGCTTACACTTTAACGGCAGGAGATAGTACATATACAACGGGTGGTGCAGGAGATACAGCAAGAGCAAGTTTAGTTAGTAAGGGATGGACTATAACTGACGATGGGGGCGTATAAAAATTAATATTATGAGTAATCACATAGACAAACAAGACCCTAAAAGATGGTTTTATGTTCAGAACAATGGAACTGGTGAAGCTAGTTTAATTTGTTTTGGAAACTTAGGCGAAGTAGGGGGAAATGAATTAGAAACAGGACAGGCAATTGTAACTAATTTTTTGACTGAAGAGGAATTACAAAGTGCAGTTAATACAATAGCTGAAAATTCAGAGTATTACATGGATGCAGTAGAACTTGAAAGCGACAAATTTATGATGCCGTCAGGATTATATGTTTATGGGGCGCGAATTACAGAACCAGAACCAGAAGAACTTGAATAAATCATGGAAGAAAAAATAGACAAACTTATACAAGGTCAAATACGACTTGAAACTAAAATAGAGCAAATGTCTAAACAAAAAAATGATCATGAAAAACGGATCAGGAGTTTAGAAACAAAGTTTTGGACAGCTCTAGGAACTTTCTTTGTCGGTATTGGCACATTTATAGAAGGTCTATTTTTAGGTAAATAATAATTAAATAAAATTAAATGAAAATTAAAGAAGAACAATTAAACGAAATTAAACAAATTCAAGCAGAATTAAATCAAACATTAACTGATATAGGTTATATAGAATCTCAAAAACATGCATTGCTTCATAAGATTAAAACTATTAACGAAAGAGATGCTGAAATGAGAAAAGCTTTAGAAGAAGAATATGGTGCTATCAATGTAAATATTGAAGATGGGACATATACACCTGTAGAAGAAAAAGTAGAAGAAAATGTCTAATATAATAAGAAAAATAAGTATTGGATCAGATTATAAAAATGATGCAATGCATTACTCTGTTGGACAACAAGTTTATGGTGGTCATACTATTTGTGATATCATAAGCACTGATAAAGACGGAGAATATTTAATATATATACAAAAAGAAGACGAGGTAATACCTTGGAAGAAATTTAACTCTAATATGGCTATTGCCGTAGAGTACGACTTAGAATACTAATGAAATCTATTTATAATTTTATAATAACACCACTTAACGAAAGATATGAAAATGAAGTTAAAGTTGGTGACAAGAAATTAATTGTAAATACAAGTATAGAAGATCATAAGTTTATAAGCAAGAGAGCTAAAGTATTAAGTGTGCCAATTGCATTTAATACTAATATAAAAGAAGGGGATGAAGTAATAGTACACCATAATATCTTTAGAAGATGGTATGATGTAAGAGGCAATGAAAAGAACAGTGCTCAGTATTTTGAAGATGATAAATACTTTTGTAATTTAGACCAAATATACTTGTATAAAGAAAATAACCAATACAAACCTAATTTAAATTATTGTTTTGTTAAACCTCTGGTAAATAAAGACGATCTAAGAACACAAAAGGAAAAACCCCTTATTGGCGTTATGAAATACCCTAATAGTTTCTTAGAGGATCAGGGAATAACAAAAGGAACAGTTGTTACATTTAAACCTAACAGTGAATTTGAGTTTATTGTGGGTGATGAACGACTTTATTGTATGAAATCAAATGATATTGTATTAAACCATGGATATAAAGAAAACGAAGAAGAGTATAATCCAAGCTGGGCAAAAAGCGGTTGATGAATTAATTAAAGTAGCTAAAGAACCTATAGTTGATAGTGATGATGATATATCAGCTGATAGATTAAAGAATGCCGCTGCTACAAAGAAACTAGCAATATTTGATGCTTTTGAAATCTTAACAAGGATTGAAGAAGAAGAGAGACTATTGGAAGATAAACCTAAACAGGATGATAAACCAAAGAAGTCGTTTTCTATATCTCCAGAAAAAAGATCTAAATGAGTTATCAACAGACACTATATAATATAATAGAAGATGTTGTAAACCCAAAGATATTAAAAAAGAATAATAGATATAAGAAGTGGGATTACGGATATAACGAGGATTACGATTTTGTTGTTATAAGTAAAACAGGTCAAATTGGACAGATCATTGAAATACAGAATCTCCGCATCGCTCTACCAGCAGTCAATGAACCGCATAAACGAAGCGAAAAGAAGGAGGAACAATATTGGGAAAAAGAAGAATACCCAAAAGAACTCTCAAGAATAAAGAGTACACAGGAATGGGATCAATATCCCAGAGATTTTAAAGAGAAATGGTTTGATTACATAAATGAAGAATTTAACCGTAGGGAGCAAGGTTATTGGTATTATAACAACGGTGTTCCAAATTATATCACTGGTACTCATTACATGTATTTGCAATGGTCAAAAATTGACGTTGGAGCACCTGACTATAGAGAATCAAATAAGTTATTTTTCTACTTTTGGGAAGCCTGTAAAGCAGACAGAAGATGTTATGGGATGTGCTATCTTAAAAATCGACGCTCAGGATTTTCCTTCATGGCTTCAGCAGAGCTCGTTAACCAAGCAACAATGTCAAGCGATTCTAGATTTGGCGTGTTATCCAAAACAGGATCAGATGCAAAAAAAATGTTTACTGATAAGGTCGTACCCATATCAGTTAATTATCCGTTTTTCTTCAAGCCCATACAAGATGGTATGGATCGCCCTAAAACAGAACTGGCATACAGAGTTCCAGCTTCAAAACTCACAAGAAGAAAACTTGATACTGGAGAGCAACTTGAAGAACTTGATGGACTCGATACTACGATAGATTGGAAGAATACTGGAGATAATAGTTATGATGGTGAAAAATTAAAACTATTAGCTCATGATGAAAGTGGTAAGTGGGAGAGACCTGACAATATTAAGAATAACTGGAAGGTAACTAAAACTTGTTTAAGATTAGGTAGTAGAATTGTTGGTAAATGTATGATGGGTTCAACATCCAATGCTTTAGATAAAGGTGGTCAGAACTTTAAAGACATATACTATGGATCAGACGTCACTAATCGAAATCGCAATGGCCAAACAAGCTCGGGATTATATTCTTTATTCATACCTATGGAATGGTCCTACGAAGGATTCATTGATGCTTTTGGAGTACCTGTATTTAATACACCAGAGAAACCCATACTTGGGATTGATGAAGAACTTATAAGTATAGGTGTTATAGATCATTGGCAAAATGAAGTTGATGGTTTAAAAGATGATCAAGACGCATTAAACGAATTATATAGACAATTTCCTAGAACAGAGCAGCATGCTTTCAGAGATGAGACTAAACAAAGTTTATTTAATCTTACTAAAATATACGAGCAGATAGATTATAATGAAGATATAAATAATGCTGCTAATATATCAGAAGGTAACTTTCAATGGGAGAATGGTATCAAAGATACAAGAGTAATTTTCCATCCAGATAAGAAAGGTAGATTCAAAATTTCATGGGTTCCACCTAAAAATTTACAAAATCGAGTGATACTTAAGGATGGGTTTAAATATCCTGGTAATGAACACATTGGAGCTTTTGGTTGTGATAGTTATGATATTTCAGGTACAGTTGATGGTAAAGGTTCTAAAGGAGCGCTTCATGGATTAACTAAGTTTAGCATGGAAGACGCACCACCTAACCATTTCTTTTTAGAATACATACAAAGACCACAAACAGCAGAAATATTTTTTGAAGACATTTTAATGGCTTGCGTATTTTATGGCATGCCAATATTAGTTGAAAACAATAAACCAAGATTACTTTACTATTTAAAGCGTAGAGGTTATAGAGGTTTTTCAATGAACAGACCAGATAAAACTTGGAACAAACTATCAGTTACAGAAAAAGAGATTGGTGGTATACCAAATACAAGTGAAGACGTTAAGCAAGCTCATGCAGCTGCTATAGAGTCTTATATAGAAAACCACGTTGGTTTATTAGAACACGGATATGGTAATATGTATTTTCAAGACACATTAGAAGACTGGGGTAGATTTGATATAACTAATAGAACGAAATTTGATGCTACAATAAGTTCAGGTTTAGCTATTATGGCTTGTAACAGGAATTTATACAAACCAGTGGCTGACAGAACAACAAAGAAAATCAATTTAGGTATAAAAAGATATGATAATAAAGGTTTTATTTCAAAAATAATAGAATAAATGATTTATGCTAACTCAAATAGTTCGTTTCCAGATCAGGTAGTACCAGATGCAGAGAAACAAACGTTAGAATACGGACTACAAGTTGCTAGAGCCATAGAAAATGAATGGTTTGGTTATAGTGATAATGGCGTGTGGAGTGTTTATGGTAGTAGGTATTCAACTTATTATAATGACTTCCATCAAAGAAGATTGTACGCAAGAGGAGAACAATCAATACAAAAATACAAAGATGAATTATCTATAAATGGTGATTTATCATATTTAAATTTAGATTGGAAACCTGTACCAATAATACCTAAGTTTATAGATATTGTAGTAAATGGAATGTCTGATAGAGTATATGATATCAAAGCTTATGCTCAAGATCCTGAATCAGTTTTAAAAAGAACTCAATATGCTGATGGATTACATAGAGATTTAATGCAGAGAGAGCTTATAGAAATGATAGCTCAAAACACTGGTATAGACTTAACAAGTAGTCAAGGTAAAGATGTTGATATAAGAACAGAAGAAGAACTTTCTGTTCACATGCAACTAGATTATAAGCAAGCTATAGAAATAGCTGAAGAAGAGGTTATAAATGATACTTTAGACAGAAATAGATTTGATTTAGTTAAACGAAGAGTTAATTATGATTTAGCAACTATAGGTATAGGTGCTACTAAAACTAGATTCAACAAGTCTGAAGGTATTACAGCTGAATATGTAGATCCAGCAAGTTTAGTTTGGTCGTACACTGAAGATCCAAACTTTGAAGATATTTATTATGTAGGTGAGGTTAAATCTATAAGATTACCAGAACTAGTTAAGTTATTTCCACATCTTACACCTGATCAAATAGAAAAAATACAGAAGTTCCCAGGAAACACTAACTACGTAAGAAACTGGAACGGTAGAGATGATGAGAATGTAGTACAAGTATTATTTTTTGAATATAAAACATATACTAACCAAACATGGAAAATAAAACAAACTCCATTTGGTTTAGAAAAAGCATTAGAAAAACAAGATACTTTTAATCCACCTGAATCAGATGGGTTTTCAAAAGTTGATAGAGCAATAGAAGTATTGTATAGTGGCGCTAAAATACTTGGTCACCCAGACATGTTAGAATGGAAACTAGCAGAGAATATGACTAGACCATTCGCTAATAATGTTAAAGTTAACATGAACTATAACATCTGCGCGCCAAGAATGTACAAAGGTAGAATAGAGTCTCTTGTGAGTAGAATGATGAGTTTTGCTGATATGATACAAATAACTCATTTAAAACTACAACAAGTATTGTCAAGAATGGTACCTGATGGTGTTTATCTTGATGCAGATGGTTTAGCTGAAGTTGATCTTGGTAATGGCACTAATTATAATCCAGCAGAAGCATTAAACATGTATTTCCAAACTGGTAGTATAATTGGTCGATCAATGACTCAAGATGGTGACATGAATAGAGGTAAAGTTCCAATACAGGAACTACAAACATCATCTGGTGGAGCTAAAATACAATCTTTAATACAGACGTATCAATATTATTTACAAATGATGCGTGACGTTACTGGTCTTAACGAAGCAAGAGATGGTAGTATGCCACATGAAGATGCTTTAGTTGGGTTACAAAAGTTAGCAGCAGCTAATTCAAATACTGCTACAAGACACATATTACAAGGTAGTTTATACCTTACATTAAGAACTTGTGAAAATATAGCTTTGAGAATAGCTGATTGTTTACAATTTCCAATTTTAAGAGATTCAATACAATCAAGTATATCAAGATATAATGTTGGAACTTTAGATGAGTTAATGAGCTTGAATTTACATGATTTTGGTATATTCTTAGAGTTAGAACCAGATGAAGAAGAAAAAGCTACATTAGAACAAAGTATACAAATAGCACTACAACAACAATCTATATATTTAGAAGATGCTTTAGATATAAGAGAAGTAAAGAATTTAAAGTTAGCTAATCAATTATTAAAACAAAGAAGGAAAAGAAAGACTGAACAAGATCAACAAGCTCAACAAGCTAACATACAAGCTCAAGCACAAGCCAATGCTCAACAAGCAGAGCAAGCAGCAATGAATGAAGTTCAAAAACAACAAGCAATAGCAGAAACAACGTTACAAATAGAAAAAGGTAAATCTCAATTTGCAATAGAGAAACTTCAACAAGAAGCAGAGGTTAAGAAGCAATTAATGGAACTTGAGTTTCAATTTAATATGGAGTTAGCCAAAGTAAACGCTGGTGCTAAAATGCAAGCTGAGACTTCAAAAGAAGATAGAAAAGATCAAAGAACTAAAATGCAAGCGACTCAACAAAGTGAGTTAATAAATCAAAGACAAAACAACTCGATACCTAAGAATTTTGAATCTGCAGGTAACGATGTATTTGGCGGAATTGACTTAGGTCAATTTGAGCCAAGGTAATTACTAATTTTATAATATTATATTATGTCAAAAAAAGAAACAGTACCTCAAGAAGGAGAATTTAAAATGAAAAAGAAAAGGGGTAGACCTAAAAAACTTAATAAACAAGATGACGTTATTAAGGTTGATTTAACTAAAAAAGAAGAAGATGCCGTTCAAGAGCCAGTCGCAGAGGAAACTGTGTTACAGTCTAATGAGCAAAGCGAAGAGACAGGGGAAAAGAGCGAAATGGGATTGCAAGAAGTGGGAGAAACACACACCGAAGAAGAAAAACCTTCCGAAGAGGGTAAAAAAGAAGAAATAGGTGTAATACAAGAAATTACAGGGAAAGAAACAAGTGATGCTCCCGCAATGGAGAATTTTAAAGAAGAGATTAAAGAAGATCCACAATTAAATTTACCAGAGAACGTTGAGAAGTTAGTAAACTTCATGAATGAGACTGGTGGAACAGTTGAGGACTATGTTCGATTAAACGCTGATTATTCAAACGTTGATGACGAAGCGCTATTAAGAGAATATTACAAAAAGACTAAACCTCATCTAGATGCTGAAGAAATAAATTTTATCATGGAAGATAATTTTTTATTTGATGAAGACTATGATGATGAAAAACAAATTCGCAAGAAAAAGCTTGCGTATAAAGAAGAAGTTGCAAAAGCTAAAGGTTTTTTAGAGGACTTAAAGGGTAAATATTACGATGAGATCAAGTTGAGACCAGGCGTTACCCAAGAACAACAAAAAGCTATGGACTTTTTCAACAGATATAACGAGGAACAGAAGAGAGCTGAACAGCAACACAGCGATTTTAAACAACGTACAAAACATTTTTTCTCAAACGAATTCAAAGGTTTTGATTTCAATGTAGGAGAAAAGAAGTTTAGATACGGAGTACAGAATCCAAATGAGGTTGCAGATGTTCAAAGCGACATAACCAATTTTGTTAAGAAGTTCTTAAACGAAGACGGTAGTGTTAGAGATCATCAAGGGTATCACAAAGCTCTTTACACCGCTCGTAATGCTGACACAATAGCTAGACATTTTTATGAGCAAGGCAAAGCCGATGCTACTAAAGATATAGCTGCTAAATCTAAAAATATAAGTAATGAGCCAAGGACTACGTCTAACGGTGATGTTTATATTAATGGTTTAAGAGTGAAAGCTATAAGTGGTGTTGATAGTTCTAAACTAAAACTACGAATTAACAAAAATAAATAAAAATGAGTGGATTAACAAGTAACTCACCCGGTTTAGTGCCACATCCTAAAAAAGGAGTTGCATTGAACGATAACTACCTTAACTTCACTGATGGTACTGGAAATGATTTTGCACAGCAATACTTACCAGAGCTTTACGAAGCTGAGGTTGAAAGATACGGAAACAGAACAATTTCTGGTTTCCTAAGAATGGTTGGCGCTGAAATGCCAATGACTTCAGATCAAGTTGTTTGGTCTGAACAAAATAGACTACACGTTGCTTATGAGAACTGTGCTTTAGACACAGGTGGTACTTATACAACAAATACAATAGATATAACTTTAACTGCTGCTGATGATAGTAATATGGCTATCAAAATCGGTAATACTATCGTTGTTCAAGGTGAAGCTGGAGAAGCTGTTTGTAGAGTTAACGCGATAAATGAAGTATCAGGTACTTCTTATGAAATTGAAGCTGAACCTTATGAGTATGCTAATCTTGATGCTTTGTATGACAATGCTGATGCTTTAGTAGTATTTGTTTTTGGTTCTGAATATGCAAAAGGATCAGATACTTCTGGTGCTAATGCTATTTCTACAATTACACCTAACTTCACTCAGTATAACAATAAACCAATCATAATCAGAGATCAGTTCACTGTTAATGGTTCTGACACTGCTCAAATTGGTTGGGTTGAAGTTGCTACTGAAGATGGTACTTCTGGTTACTTATGGTACATGAAGGCTGAATCTGAAACAAGGTTAAGGTTTGAAGATTACATGGAAATGACTATGGTTGAATCTGTTAAAAAAGATGGTGGTAGTTCACTTCCAGCTGACATTGAAGGTTCTGAAGGTCTTTTTGCTGCTATCAAAGATAGAGGTCAAGTTATGGAGGCTTTCGCTGGTACTGGTGGTGGTATTGGTGCTTTAACTGATTTCGATGAAATACTTAAACAACTTGATAAAGAAGGTGCTATAGAAGAAAACATGCTTTTCTTAAATAGAACTTTAGCTCTTGAAATTGACGATATGTTAGGTCAAGTAAATGGATCTAGTCAAGGTTCTGGTCCTAATGCTGGTGCTTCTTTCGGTTTATTCGATAACGAAGCTGAAATGGCACTTAATTTAGGTTTCTCTGGTTTTAGAAGAGGTTCTTATGACTTCTACAAAACTGACTGGAAATACTTAAATGATGCAGCTTCAAGAGGTGTAGCAAGTCTTGGTTTTACACCTGCTCAAATTAGCGGCGCTTCTTTAGTTGAAGGAGTTATGGTTCCTGCTGGTACTTCTACAGTTTATGATCAAATTCTTGGTCAAAACATCAGACGACCTTTCTTACACGTAAGATATAGAGCTTCTGAAACTGATGATAGAAGAATGAAGTCTTGGATCACTGGTTCTGTTGGTGGCGCGTACACTTCAGGTCTTGATGCTATGGAAGTTCACTTCTTATCAGAAAGATGTCTATGTGTTCAAGGAGCTAACAACTTTGTGTTGTTTAGATCTTAATACAGATAATAATACGCTAGGGTGCTTCGGCACTCTAGCTTTTTACAGATATTTAAAAATAAGAAATTATGGGATATGTTAAAATAAAAAAAGCTAGTGGTTTTGATTTAGTGTGTGCTGAAAATGTTAAATCAGTTAAGTTGATAGCCGAAGAAGATGCTGCTCACGTCGAGGTGAAATATATAGGAGATGCTACTGCATTAACAATTGTTGGTAGCACATCTATGGTTCAAGAAGATGTTGATAAAATTATAGCTGCTATTAATAAAGTAAATGGTATTAATGGACCTGGTATTTTCCCAGAAGACTTGAGCCAATTAGCTACATCAGTAGGTTAATAAAAACTACTTAAGATCCCACTTCGGTGGGGTCTTATTTTTTAATTATATTATATTATA